CGCACATCTCTGCGGATCCTGGATTCAGTGAGGGCGATGAACTGCGGCACCTGGTTGGCAAGATCCTCTCTGTTGAGAAAATCCGCAATAGTGCTTTGGAGCGTTAAGTAATCCATTAGGCGACCCATTTGTCAGCATGACGGCGCACGTCGACGCCGCCCCAGCTCGTAGTGTCTCTATAGCCGGTGATTAGGTAGCGGAAGCTGTCTGCGGCGTGGCTGGACCAATCGTGCTCAGGTCGAGCGCGGAAGGTGCGAGCCTTATCCAGCCATTCTTTGCGGTAAGACCGCAGGCACTTGACCAGGAACTTGGTTTTACTCATGTCAAAATAACAACGAGAAAGGGCCAACCGTACTGCCGCGATGCCGTCATCAACACGGATCTGTGGCGCGATAGTCACATCTCTTATCCCAAGCTCACTCAGGATCTCAATCCGCGACTTACCTGATCCTAATTCTCGGACTTTCGCATCATGCGGAAGCACGGTTGGTCCATACAAATATCCATGATCCAGGGCTTTCTCTCTCAGCACCTGGGCGTAATGGTCTAGACCGACGCCGTTGGATTCATAGAAATCAATGATTCTTATCTCACTGCCCACAAATTGGGCAAACGTGATAGATGTGCTGTCGCCTATGCCAAGATCCCAGGCGGTGATAACAGGCAATCCACGCTCATGGTGGATTTTGTCCATAAGCCTGCCGTCGCTCTCACACTCCAGCATCTCATCGCGGTAATAGGCGCCCTCAGTCAAAACCATAGGCGCGCCATTCCACACATGCTCAAACACTTCAGGCTTTAGGCGCTCTTTGTCAGCTTCCATTTCCGCGCGCAAAACTTCAGGGAAAAATGGATTTTGATCCCAGTTTATTTTTACGACTTTGGCGTTATCTGGCGGATTCTCTACGAACCGTTGATAGGTCGGACCGTCTTCATCCATAGGATTGAAGGAAACCCAGACTTCACTGCCTTCCTCACGGACTGTAGGCAACAATGTGCGCCAGGCTTCCTCAGAGATATCAGCGGCCTCATCTAGCCACGCTAATAGAATCTTTGATTTGGATTTAATGCTTGAGACATTCAAGCGTAAGCCGGCAAACGTAAACTCAACAGTGCCGCACTTGGTCCGAATGAATCTGGCGCCAACGTCATAAAAGCTCGCCAACACAGGATCATCAGCAATCGCCGCCTTAATCTCCGTGAATGAAGACTCATCAAGCGAATTGAGATGTTCCCTGGCACACAGTATCTGGCCCGTTCTGCCATTCTTGGCATGTTTGTAACCTTCCCATGCCGCCATCATGGCAAAGGTGCGCGTCTTCCCAGAGCCACGGCCACCGTAAGCGACACGGTATCTAGCTGGGCCATCGAATAGCTCCAGCATTTTGGGCGGCACTTGTATCTCTTTAATCGTCATACTGAGCCGCCACAATTCTGATCTCGTTGGGATGGTCAATTACAACGTCAGCAGTGACATCAATTTCCATCGCCTTGAGCTTTGGCTCTGTGTATTGAGCGACCTTATCCCAGGCATCAATAGAGGCTTTCAGGTCATTGGCTGTATTTGTCTCAATGGCCTGGTTGTGAAGCTTTGCGGCTTGTTCAGCCATGCGCATGATTGGGTGGAACTCTTCACCAAACATGTCCTGAAGGCGATTCAATAGAAAAGCCTTGTTCTTATTCGGACTGCCGGCCCTGCTAGGCATACACTTTGTGAGCAATCGGTTGATTTAAAAAAGATAAATAACGATCAATGATCAACAGATGATCGCCATCAGCGTGAGGTTTCAGTACACGTAGATTCTTAATAGCTGTACGCAATGAGACGCGGCCATCAGCCAAATCATTGAGTGTGGAGAACAACCCAATCACCCTGGGCGGGCATGGGTTCTGATCGATATTAGTAAGACCTTCCAGGCTGGCAATCTGCTCCGCCTCAAAAGCCAGAGCATCATACTCATCATAAAAGTGTGCGATGCGACAGACAATTGGCTCAGCACCCTGGGCTCTAATCCTATCCATCACCGCATTCTTAGGATGGTTCAGCTCGCAAGTAAGGTGACTGATATCGCGCCGCCCCGAACCCTTACCAACGTAAAAAACCGTGTCAGTGAGCGGGTTGATTAAATGATAGACGTACCATTTCATGGCCGGCCCGAATACAGAAACCCCAATATTGACGCAATGCTACCCCACGGGGATGTGTCCCGCAACCCCTTAGCTGGCAATAGCCATACTGGATTTCACCATGCCCAGCCAAAGCTGTTCTATTGGCATCAGGTCTTTGGCCAGCATTCGCATTTTCTCGCCATACCCGTAATCAAATAATTCATGTTCTTCACAAAATGCGGCCCGCTGAATGCAACCGTGCAACCTAAGAACATCGGGCTCTTCGCATTGACCAAATCCAACGGCGCCGTCAGCCTTAAACTTACCCTTGTCAAAGATCAGGTCGCCCCATTCCTTACCTGACACCTTCACGTCAATCGATATATCACCCAACCAGGCATCAACCCCCTCATCGCCCAGGACATTGAGCGTAGGCTTTTCCAGGTTAAACAGCCTCGCAAATAGGATTTCACCGCGGTAAGCGCGGATGTTGGCGTTGATTCTGTTAGTGCCATCATCGATGTCAGTGAACCTGGGCGTCGCGCCTTGCATGTTGCAGAGCTTCACAGTGTCCCGCCCCAGGCAATCAGCCAGATGCATTTCGGCCTTGCTCAATCTAAACAACATGGGCTTCCAGCTCCTTTACCCGCTTCCTGAGATCCGTTTTGAGCTCATCCAGCTCCGCACGATTCCACTTGATGACCTCACGCTTGCTAGCCACCATGTTTCTCACCGTGTCTTCCCCGTACATGTCGATCATGTACACCGCATAGTCATCAGCGACCTTGTAACCAAAGCGATTGCACCCCTTGCACTGCGGGTGAATGTTTTCCTCCGCCAGCTTCCAGCGGCTGTACGTGCGCGAGATGAAATGCCCGCCATCCATTTCCTTCCAATGCTGGCGCCTGCCACATGTCACACATCGACATAAACCGTGCTTATCAGCCGCCTTGAGCCGCACAAGCTTTTGCGTAAGGATTGCGCAGTCATCAACCAGCTTGCCAATGGGCTTAACTTTCTTCGCCATCGGCAGATCCCCAATACATGAGATAAAACGCTTTGCAATTTGGGCATGAGTAATTGGTCACAATCAGATGCGCATCAATGTCATGCTCTGGATCGTGATCCCCTCCCCAAATCAATTCTGTGTTGCACTGCCAGCAAAGTGGACGCATCACCATTGACTCACTCATCGCGGACCCTCCAGGCCATCAACCGTTACCCCTGTCAGCTCAGCAATCCTGCCCAGGAGAATCTCCACAGCCTCGCTCAGCTCTTTCCTGGTTAATCGGGTGGTGCTGGCCTTGTCATATTTCGCAATCGCGATAGGCCGCAATAACAGCTCTTTGACGCTGACCTCAGACCAGGGAATGTGAAACTCTGGGTTGAACGGATGCGCCATCTCCTGGCCGGCATCATTCAGAGCCTCCGCCAGACGCCTCAGAACGGCGTGTAAGGCGCTGTTCTGGTCAGTGGTACGTGTCCCTTCCTTTTCCGATAAAAACACCTCACGGCCTTCTGAGAGCCTCCTGAGTACATGCTCGTATAAATACTTAGCTGATTGCTCAGAGTTGATATGCCAACCGACACCGTTACTCATCCCGCCACCCCTGGCACCCGCCGCCGCTCTGGTAGGCAATTTGCGCCCATTTCCATTTCCTTGTGAAGACGCCCGTTATCCAGGAAGAGCTGAATTTTCCAGTGACTTGCGGCAAAGCGTTGTTTCTCAAACGTCAATTCGATGTCACCCTGGGCGTCTAACATCGCGTTCTGATCCGGTGAAAGATTCGCACCAGACTCACGTTGCAGTGCCAGAGTCTGCCGATCCTGGTTTGCCCACAGCAACAAAACATTTTCGGAAAGATTAGTGATTGCCCCAGCACCTAGCACCCTGTCTTTAGTTGGCTTGCTGTTGCCCTGGTCAGCCTGAGATTTGCGGATATGGTGAACAATCAAAATGTGCATTCCGGTTTGCTGAGCCACAGCATGTAACTGGCTAATGAATCTCCGCTCATCGTCGATATTGCTCGACATGTGGACACATTGCAGATTGTCCAGAACCAACAGCTCAACACCCATTTTTGCCGCCACCCAACAGCCGCCCAGCACCCGCTCCGTAGTTATTTCCGCGGGGTTCTCAAACGTGTACAGGCATTCAGCGCAATCTAGGGCGAACTCTTCATAATCCGCCAGGGTGATTTCGTCTTTGCCGCACCATTGCTTTGCCATCAGCTCCGCAACATCGACAGATTGCATCTCAAGCGACATCAGCAAAACCTTATGCCGTGCCGCCGCATTGACCATGATCTGACTTGCGATAGTGCTTTTGCCGGACCCATTCTCACCGGCCAACACCGTAATTAGCCCCTTGCCAAGCCGAAATCTATCGTGAGTCACTTGCCAGGGGAGCTTAATCCCATGCGGTCCTGGCCCCTCGGCAATTCGCTTTTCAATCTCATCCGTTAAATCGGAAGCTTCCAGGAATTTAGCGGCGCCCTCTGCCTCGGCAATCTTCGCGTTATGGTCCGCCACCGTAAAATTCGGGAATGGTTTTATGGCTGGCATGGCTTCACCTCCAACACGTTACGGTCAACGTCTGGCTGTGAGAAAAGGCTTTGGTCTTCCCAGCGCCTATTGTGTAACCACTTCCTGACCTGGGGCGCAAAATCATCCTCGCCACGCCGCTGTTTTCTTCGCCACTCCTGAAATTTGTTTGACGCTACCCGCTCAAATGCCGCCCGTTGGTCCTCTGCACTGAGCTTTGTCCAAACTTTCAGCGCACCCTGTTTGTCATCCTTGCGGTCGTATAAATTCCAAAATTCACTAAAAGGGAAATCGTCCGATTTATCGGACAAGGGTTTTATTCTTTTCTTTTCTGTTCTCTTCTCTTCTGGGGTGACACCTCCTGACATGTCATGACATTCCATGACGTTACCTGACGCTTTCTGACGCTCTTCACCTATCAGCTTTCTTAGCTGGGGGCTATTAGTCATTGATTTGTCTAGCCTTCCCAAAAGCTTGAGACAAGTCACCGCGCCTTCAATTTCTCTTTCAAACAATCCAATATCAACGATGTACTGCAAAATTCCGGTCACTTCCGCACTATCTATTTTTAACCTAGCTCCAATTTGTTCTGCATCGTGCTCAAGTGCGCATGATGTGTTTTGAGCATCTAGTTTTCCCGCTATCAGCTCCAGGCAATAAAAATAAACGGCGTAACCGTGAGAACCGTAGTGCATCAAAACCTTGTCTAATTTCGCGTCTACGTGCGCATCGGTGTCATGCTTAAACCACTTCACAATAGGCGCCTCCACCGCGTGACCCTAAACAGCCACATCCGTAACGGGCCTGGCCCCTTGTTCACGGCGTCGCGCTCTTCCTGGCACGTCGGCGCGAGGGCTAATTCCAACCATTCCTTGTCTGTCATTTGAACATCCCTCCTAGATATTGCTCTCCACTACCGGCATTCCAGTAATCCCAGGCATCGTGCTTGTGTTGCTCTGTATGGCGTATGGCTGTGGCGCCGAATCTGTTTTCGATCTCCATGTCGAGCCGTTCGCCGCGCTCGCCCTCTAGCCGTGATTTGCCGAATACAACAACGCCACCAAATGATTTGGGGCGCATCTGTGAGACAGCCCACAACGTCGCCCAGCCCTCTGTGCAATGAACCCACTCAGCGCCCTCTGGATAGCCCAGAATCAATTGCCCTTTCGGCCCAAAGCTTTGCTTAACACCGTCCGAATTGATGCACTCAACACCGACCAGCTCGCCATCCCAGGAGCGCATTGGAACGACAATGCAATCAGCGTCTTTGCCAATCAGACTGCCGTTAGCGCGACCGCGGCGAGCGCCAAAAGCGCGCGTGATCTTTTTCTTCTGAGCGTAAGGATGAAACCGC